GATGGCACCGCCCAGAAGTGTATCAAAGAGGCTTGCCTTCTGTGGTGTAGCTGCGGCAGCTTGCATCTCAGCTATCAAAAGGCGCATCTCAAACTCTTCTTCGCTTACTGCACCTTTGAATAAATAATCCAAGGTGCTGTCTGTGCGATCCCAGATGCGGTTAAGACCCTCTTGCGAAATATCTAAAAGGTTCTTGGTGTCTACAGCCGCTGCGTCAAAAGACATCTGCGTATTGGTGGTTGCAACGGTCTGCCGCCACCGGGCGTTAGATTCATCTACAGCGTATTGCATCTTGGAGTAGAACTGTTGGCGTTCATTTTCCAAAGCCATACGAAACTCTGTGGCGTCATTAATCTCGCCAGCATTGAACCGCTTTAGCTCAGACAAAAGGTTAGCGTTAAACTGTTCGACCTGCGTACCAAGCTCCGTGTAGAACTTAGTGAAGTCATTCTTACTTTCTGCAGAAAACCGGCGGGTGGCATTCTCTTGCTGTGTATCCTCAAGCAGAACCTGAACACGGGCCTGAGTATTAACCATAAAGGCCTGTTGTTCGTTGGTCAGGTTGTTCAGATCCATTTCAAGGAATGCTTGAGCGTTCTGTACCGCTGCAGTCTCACGGGCGTCTAGGTTAGCCAAATCAAAGTTAGACAGAACCGTGGCTTTGTTAATGATAGCCTGTTGCTTATTGTCTAGGTTCTTAACAGTGAGTGTTTGAAAGAACTGCGCCTCTTGCTGTGCAATTGGAAGGCTTGCTTCCATCAGGGCGGTAGCCATAGCCGCTGTAGCTGCAGTACCGGTCATACCGCTGAATGTGATTGTACGTCCTACTGCACGGGCCTGTGCTTGAGCAAATGCAGGAATCTTAGGTTCACCGTCTGGGCCAACAAAAGAATCGGCCAGCATCTCAAGCTGTCCGGTTACGGTAGACTTCATATCTACATAGTTACCTTCGCCAAGGTTTTGGGCCATAAGCTTACCGGCAACGGTTCGTGTATCGATTATTGAACTGAACTTTTGTGTGGCGTAATCATTAAGAGCTTCACCCGTTTCGTTCACTGTACCATCGGCGTTAATGCCTGTGGCAGAACCCTTCATGTCCAGCGTGTAGCCTTCTGCGTCCACTAGGTTAGCGTCACGAACTTCGCCTGTGGCAGCGTCCATAGTAAACTGCGGGTTGTCCATGCGATCAGATGCAGTCGCTGTGGTAAATGTAGAGGGGTCTACTGCAGTAGGGCTGCTAACGGGTGCAACACCTGTAACTGTCTGAGGTAGATACTTCTCTAGCCCCTTGAGGGCATAATTAGGATTGGAAGGATCTAGTAGTGTTCCTGCAGTAGCAGGATCTAAATTTGGGATAATGTCAGAAAGGTTGATACCTTTTGCATCTAGAAATGCTTTAGGGTCTGCAAGCATTGCTTTGATTTCTTCGTTGGACGCAGCCACACCAGAATCCACAACCATCTTAGCTATGCCATCGGCAGACAATGGTCCGGTAGAGGCACCTTCGGCTGCTTGGGCGTTGTCTTCAGCTTCCTGCATAATAGCGGCAGCTTCGTCATCATTACCATTAGCAGTGGCTTGTGCAGCTAGGGTTTCGTAGCCAGTAAGACCTGTCTCTTCGTCCTTAATGGATAGCTTATCAACGACAGCATCCCCTTGAACCTCAACCTCGTATGGCAGGCCTAAGAAGTTGTAGGAATACACAAAACCGTCTGCGTTGGTGTATATCTGTTGACCACCAACAACCTTTGTACTGTCTTTCGCTGGATCAAGATTATTGGCCCACCCAGAAAGCTTCCCGATGATGCCTATAGGATTTACATAACCTAGCGCAGCCGAAAGACCTGAAGGAGCCATGCCGCTAGGGGTGTCATCGTCATTATTGTTACCAAATATTCCAGATATTCCAGCCGCTTCGCCATGACCGGTAGACGTAGAACCAACAGAAGAGTTACTCTGGTTGGTGTTATCGTTGTCCATTACACCGCCAGAAATAACCTTATTGGTATTGGTATCGACCAAACTACCGCCTTGATATTCTTTGCCATCATTAGGAGTAAAAGTATTTGCAAGGCTTTCAGTGAAGCTATTGCCACCGCCAAAAGTATCTGCCCACGTTAAAGCCATTAGATCTTATCCTTTTCTTCTTCACATCTGCGGATACGATCTCGCAAGTAGATGTAGTTTTTTACAGCCTCATCAATTGCCGTAGCATCGGCAGGAAGGCTCTCTAATTCATCGGCTAATTGGGTATTGAACCGGTCATCATACTGCTTGATTTGTGGGCAATAGATTTCGAGTTGGGTTCTATAGACCGTTTGAGCGCAGCCGGTCAGTGATAGACTTGCGATCAGTAAGATTGTCGCTTTCATTTTCAGACATCGCCTTATAAAAATCAGCCGCCTTTTGTTGCGCCTGTAGTTCATCGGTAAGGACTTTGTTCTTCTCTTTCGCCCGTCCTTTAATCTGCCCAAAGACGTAAATAATGGGCAGAGCGAGGGCCAAGGTGGCAATAATATAAGTCTTAACTTTGCCGAAGATGCTAAACATCGACCCCGTCCTTTTGGTCCTTCCACCGTGCGTATGCTGCCAGAGCAATACCGGCGACTGCACAGAGTAGGAAAATGGTCTTTAGGCTGTCAGCGTAGGCTACAAGCCCCTGAAGCTGTCCTGCCATTTCGTTCAAGCCTGTGGCTGCACCAGCGATACCTACACCTGCCATCGTCTTAGATTTACCTAGAGGTTTCTTGTCTTGTGCTGCAGGCTTCTGTGCCATTGGTACGTCAACGTCATCGCTGGGTAGCTGTGCGTCCAATGTGAACAATGCAGCCTCGGCAGAACGGCGGCGTGTAAGACCGGTAAGCGGCTGAAGTTTGCCCCCAACCCGTGCTTTGTTCCAGCGCATCAATTGCGCCGGTACTGCAGAATAATCTCCAGCATTTAATTTTTTCCTCAGAGTCGATCCTGAGAAGGCACCACTACCAAGGTTGAATACAAACGACACAAGAGCATCGAACTGGTACTGCGTTAAAGGTACATCGACCAGACGTTTAACATCGGCCTCGTAGATCTTCATGTCTTGCCGCAAAAGGTCTTCTGCCTCTTGCTTCGTGATACGCATATTCTTTTTCACACCTTTAGTGTGACCAAAACCTAGTGTGAGAATGTTGGCTGGACAGCGATATGGTACTACCATGCCATCGTCCGTTACTTTGTGCAGACCCTCAAACTTTTTGATTAAGTTAAGGCCTTGGTCAGAGATTGATTTTGGATGCATGTTTACCCGAATGTGTTAAAATATGGATCTTGTCTTTCCATCAGGCCGCTATCGATTGCGGCTCTACGGTTGACCAATTGCTGCGGTGCCAGTGTACCCGGCTGTCGCCCTTGGCCTGTGTACCCAAGCTGATCCATTTGCTTGAGTAGTGAATTTACGTTGAACATATTCTGACCCAGCATCTGACCTTGTTCGTCAAAGTTAGCCAGCAATACGTTGCTTTGGTTATCCATCGCACGGCGTGTGGTTACACCCTGTGCATCGATGCTCTCACGAACAAGCTTACCGTTTTGGTCAAAGGCTTGTGCAAGCTGTGTGTACTGTTGGCGAATGTCATCAGGAAGATTATCACCCTGCGTTGTAAGAACCTGCTTAACTGTATCCAAACGCTGTACTACATCGTTCTGTGCAGCCGCCTGTTCACGGGTTCCTGCGTCAAGACCAGAAGCAAGTTCACGGATAGTTTGAGTAAACTCTTGTGCGGTTACTGGTGCATCGGCTGCAGCCCTACGAGCCTGTTCATCAACCTGACCTGATACATTGTTAATGTCTCGGCTGGTATCTTGGAAGCTGTCAGAGATCGTCTCACGGGTCTGGTTAAACCCACCAGTAACCGTATCCAGAAGCTCTGCACGGGTCTGGTTAGCCAGTGTAGTGTTAGCGTCATAGTTCTCACGGAAATCGTTGAGACCTGTCTGCATGCCACCGATGCCGCCCATAATACCGGCTTGGCCTTCAGCAAGACCACCATAGTAGGTATCAGAACGATCTGACATACCCTCAAGGTACGATTGCAGGCTAGTCTGACCACCAAGCACATTAGCAGAAAGATCTGTGAGGTTCTGGTTCTGCGTATCGAACTGTGTGTTTACGTTCTCGTTAACGCCAGAAAAGCCTGTGTCCAGAGTGCTGTCTACTGTATCGAAACGGTTAGTCATGTTACCAGAAAGATCCGACACACTGTTCTGAATATCCGTCTGGCCCTCTGTGACATTGTTCAAGGATTGGTTCATATTGTTGAACCCGGTATCCACAGAACCCTGTACGTTGCCCAATGTGCTGTTCACATTATCAATGCGACCACCCACATCAGCAAAACCAGTGTTGGTTGTACCTTCAAGGCTACCAATGCGGTTTTCAATACCAGATGTATCTACAACCT